CGCTGCTCACAATGTCATCTGTTGTTTATGAACAAAGTAGCTGGAGACACGCACAAATGCCAAGACCAAAAAGTGATCTGACCAGCGTGGCCAAACAGGTTGGTGTGCGGCTCATCCCCGCGCATCATGCAGAATGGAAGCGTTTGGGTGGCCCCAAGTGGCTGCGCCAGGTGTTGTCGCAAAGTATCAAGGAGAAAAGAAATGCCAGCATTTGAAACATGGAGCCATGAAAACTTGGCCAAATTTGCCGCTGAAGCCTACGTCAAGATGCAACAGCAGCACGACCACATCGAGCAATTGCAAAACGATTTGAAGGACGCCATCAAGGCATACAGGGAACTGATCAAATGACAAACGCATTCGACACATCAGGGCCGTCCATCTGGACGCGCGACGAGGAACTTAAACGCAAACTTCAAGGCCAAGAGTGGGCCAAGAAAACTCAGGCTAAGAAGAACATCAACGACAAGACGCAAGTCTTCCAATACTCAAAAGCCAAATGCTCGAAACCATCATCGTCTTGATAATAGGAGCCGCCATTGGCATTGGCGCGCTCCTAGCCGTCCTGTACTTCCTCGCCGATTAAGCGTAGGGGCGTGTGCCCTGCTTGTCGATGATCAGCGCCATCTTGCGTGGTGCGATGTCTTCGGCGTTGGGGATCGACACATGCGTCCAACGGTCAAACTCGCGGATCACCTGGTCGTAGGGCAGGTTAGACTTGATGATGGTCGAGACAACCTGATCTGGCGTCATGCCAGGTACGCGGATGTCGGCGGCGCAACCACGGCGGTGTTGTGACTTGTCGGTTGATCCGACCGCCTTGTTGACCTCGGCAGAACGAAACGCGCTGTTCACCATGATGGGTTTGCCGCCAATCACAACTTTGACTTGTTCCAAAAAGTCAGCCAAGCGGCGCAAGTTGGCCAGCTCGGCTTCGTTGGGTGTGTTCTCAAACTCGCGGTGGTCAGTATGGGTCAGCTCGTCGAGTGTGAAGTTTGGGGTCAAGTTCATCTCTTTTCCTCTCAAGTTTGATGTCAATACAAATGGCTTTGACCGTCACATCGGCTGATGCGTATTCGGCCTTCTTGCTGGCGATCTCTTGCTCACAATTTTGTTCGTCAGTTGTGTAGTTCTCTGACTGAAAGAATCCACATTGCCCCGCCATGCAGATGTACAGCAGGGGAACGTAGATGGTCATTTTTGAGATTCTCTGGCTTGGTTGTAAAGCTCAATGCAAGCGTTGAGCTTGACGATGGCGCGGTCGCCCTCTTCGGCTATTGCGAAAAGAGCTTTTCCAACCTCTGGGTCAAGCTCGGCTCTTGCTTCTCTTGGACTATCTCCGCTGGCAGGGGCGGGATCTGCGGTGGTGTGTACGGGGCAGACGGGGGCTTTGACAGCAACCCGCAACCTGTAAGCGCCGCTATCAATGGCATTGCTGCGCTCTTTCGCAGCCAGTTTTGCTTGCTCATTTGTTTTCCTCAATGCGTCTGCGGTGGTGTTGACGGCGACGGTCAGCGCCTGCTCTTTGGCTCTGGCCTGGGCGTTGAGCGCGGCGATCTCCAGTTGCTGGCGGTCGTGCTCGGCTTGCTTGCCTTTGTAGTAGCCGCCGCCAAAGGCGGCTACGATACCAAGCAAAATCCAAGGATTAAGCAGGCTCATTGTCGTTCGCTTCTGCTTTGGCCACGGCGTTGGCGACTGCCTTAATGCCCGAGCGTCCAGCGACGCCGCCCAACACGCCAGTGATGAACACCATGATGGTGCTGATCTGCTGGGTGTAAATCTTGTCGATGGGCGCCATGCCTGACATGGGCTGGGTGACGTAGGTGACCGAGTAAAGGAACATGGCCATGGCACCGAGCAAGATGGTGACCAGGATCACAATGACGAACGCCCAGACGCGCACTTCGATTTCTTCAGCGGTTAAACGATTCATTTTTTCTCCTCTGGTTTTACAAGCATTTCAGGGCAAGTGCCAGACGCGGTGCAGATGGGTGGTTTGCATTCAGCGCTTTCCCAGTTCTGGGGGTTTTGGCACGGGTAACGAAAGCGGTCTTCGCACCCTGTCAAACACAGGATTGTCAGTAAAAGTATCCGTATCACGATTCTTCCTTTCAAGCTCTCGTCTCAACCGTTCAACCTTCTCAACTTGCGCCTTGGCCTCGTTCTTGGTTTCCAAGATGTCCAGGTACAGCAGCCCCATGATTGGCAGGAGCAGGGCGACCAACACGCAAGCAGCAATCCATCCAATCACGTCTTCCCCAGTCTTGCGACGAACAGGAACCACATCCACAGGTACGCTATAAGGATTGCTGTTGCGACCAGGTACGCTGACTTTTGCTGGAAGTCTCTTTTTTCCTCCTGCCGTTGCCATTGCTTGTACCTCTCTTTGGCCTCTTCCTTGAGTCTAGCGTTTTCCTGTTCCTCCTGTATGACACCACGCATCTCAAACACTTTGCTGTACAGCGCGCCCATCTCAGGTGGGCTTTGATAAACCATCGTCTCTCTGATCGTCACTTCCAGCGCCGCCATCTGATCCATGGCCATCACGCGCTTCAAGGCTGCTTCCATCAGGTTGGCGTCAGGGTCGTAGATGTTTTTGCTTTTCTCTTCTTCTTCCCTTATGTGCGCCGCCAGTTGCTCTTGAAGTCTGAAGAATTCTGTGAGTTGACTGACGACATCGGCCATGACTTTGGTTTCGTCAACGGCAACATACTTTTCCTTCTTTTTCGCCACAGGCTGGGTGGGTGTTTGCCCCAATTTAGGCGCAAACATCTTTGCCAACTTGCCCCAGAATCCGTAAGCCTCTTTTGCAATGCCAACAGCTTCGTCAACAGTAGCCTTGACCTCCATGAAAGATGTCTTAGCTTGCTTGTATAGGTCACAGCCTTCCTTGATGGCGGCGACGCAAGCATTGGCAGCAAAGAGGATGGAGATTGGGTCAATTTACAGCCCCAATACTTTTTTGACCAGTTCGCCAGCGAAGCCTGGGCCGAGCAACACAGCGCCGATGACGACGTAGAGCAGATACTCAATGCGCGTCATGCGGCGGTCGCCGTCCACGAACGACTTCTCTATGGCGCTGTAGCGTTGGGCGCAGACGGCCTCATGCACAGCGAACTCTTTTTCGATGTCATTCATACAAGATGTTAATAGTGCCAGCATCAAAAGTGTCGGTGCCCGTGCTTGTAGTAACCCGCACTCGGTCAAGAGCGCCAGCAAGAGAAATAGACCCAGCGCCAAAAAGCATTTGCGCCGCTTGGGATGACGCCATAACAGATGAGGCAGCCCAAGTATTTGTAGCTGCGTTCACCAGAACTAGCGTAGATGTTCCATGTGCGACTACCGCCGCCCCTGACGGGCTATATATGATAAATCCTGCGGTGGCGGCAGCTACTGCCGTACCTGACGTAAAGTATCCAGTTGACCCAAGATATCCAGACGTTGTTACAGAGCCAGAACCAATTTGAATTTGGTAGTTTCCTGACCCGTTGGTTGACACACCGCTGAACATCACAGTGATGCGCTTCACCCAAGATGGGATGGATGTGAAGTCAATGCTTGTGCCTGATGTGCTTGCGACAGCAGTGCCTGAAGTAATGCCAAGTATCGCGCCTGAGTTGATCGTGACGCTTGCTGATCCATCAATTGTTACTGACATATAGGGCTCCCTTAATTTCATCTACTGTGGCCGCTGCGTCGATGGCAGTCTGCATGGTGGCGTACTTGTCTCTGACCACCACACGTGCTTCTTCAGCAGCAACGGCTTCAGATGGAATGGTCGCCTTGATGTCCAAGGGCTTGAACTCTTCGGCGCGCGCTTCGCGGCGTTTGTCGTGAGCAATGGCTTTGGCTTTGTCGATGTTGATTGTGATCATTCTGAAAACTCCCAGGCGTTGCGGAACGTGCGGTCTGTTGGGATGTCGGACACATCCACAATTTTGTATGGCTTGCCAGCAGGGATGTCTTTCATCGCCGCGTCTACAGATTCTGCGGGGATGATGATGGCCACGCCGCCATCGTCAGTTGGGTAGATGATTCGTTGTGTCATGGTCGTCCTTATCTAAAAAAGGCTACGCACTGTGTTGATGCGTCTTGCGCCGCAATTGTTGAAGCTAAGGTGTATCTCAAACTGCTTGTTGTTTGAGTGCTACCTTGGTACACCATTGTTCCACTCGACACAGCACCACCACCAGAAAACTCATACGCATAATTTACATCAGGCATTGCAGTTGTGAAGTTTACGGTGTAGTCACCAGTACCGTTATCTGTGATCGAACTCACGTTGCCGCTGGCGCGGATCGCCACGGTGCCCGTGCCGTTGAAGTTCACCCAGGCTCGGCAACCGTAAGCCTTGGCTGCTGAACCATAGCCTGAGTTGAAACTCAAAACACCGCTGGTGTCAAAGCCCAAAGCTGTAGTGCCGTTGGTTTGTAAGTCCAACGCACCAGAAGTGTCAGCGGTCTGAACAAGACCTGAAGATGTTGAGGCGTTAATTGTGACGGTCATGAATTAGCCCTCGTAGAGAATGTTGATTGATCCAGCGTCGAAGGTGTCGGTGCCGCCAACGGTGGTGACGCGGACGCGGTCGAGTGTGCCTGAGAGTGTTTTTGACCCAGCACCCATTGAATTAATACCCAAAGTACTACCAGACAACATAGATGAAAATGACCATAGTCCAGTGGAACTATTTAGCAAAACTAATGTTGCAACACCATCAAAAGTGTAGGCTGCCAGCATAACTCCAGAAACTACAAAGCCTGTTGTGCTGTTTGCGTTTAACGTGTTTGAAGTCCAAGCACCACTTGCATATCCAGTGTTTGCAACACTGCCTGCGCCAATTTGAACTTGCATCAATGATGTTCCGTTGGTACTTACACCACTGAACATCACAGTGATTTTTTTGACCCATGAAGGCAAGCCTGTAAAGTCAATTGACGTGCCTGATGTGGATGGAACCGCCGTTGCCAGCGTATTCATTGAATTGGTGCCAGTGCCTGCTTGGATGGTCAACGTGTTGGAGCCAGCAACAGCAGGCACAGACAAGGATACCGTGCCGCTGGTGTCGCCTGATAGAACAAGTGAACTCATATATTTCCTTTACAAAACAACCCAGCGTGAGCCAGAAGGTAAGGTGACAGACACACCGCCGTTCACGGTGATCGGGCCAGTGCTCATGGCGTTGAAGCCGCTGGTGACAGTGTAGTCTGTGGTCACGATTTGACCGTTTTCCACAAACACTTGGTCAGCGCCGCCGCCCGTTGCACCACCACCCAACGCGCCCCAGGCAGACGAATTGTATCCCTCGAACTTGTTGGTTGTGGAGTTAAAGCGAACCATGCCAGTGACTGGCGTGGGGCGCTGGACTGTGGTGCCCACGTTCAGTTTGGCCGCACCAGTGCTGGACAAAGAAAGCTGGCCACCAACCGTGACGGTGGTGGAGAACGACGCCGCGCCTGTGACTGACAACGTGCCCGTGGAGGTGAGCGTAGAGAACGTGCCAGTGTTGGGCGTGACGTTACCGATGGGTGGTGGAGACGCCAAGGACAGCGCGTCCAAGGGGATGGAGATGTTGTCCACGGTGTAGAGCAACACGTCGGCTGCGGTCTTGACCACAAACTTGTACACGGTGGTGTTGATCAACCAGATGTTGGCTTGGCCGTAAGAGTCCAAGATGATCGGGTTGGTGTTGGCTGTGGTCGCCGAGGAATCTGTGTAAGTAGCGATGGGCGTCGAAGTGCCAGCCGCATACGTGTAGATTTTGCCGCCGACAAGAGGCAAGCCATCCGATCCGAAAATCTGCTGTTTGGGGGAGGGGGTTAAGCCAGCCATGTGTTTTCCTTAGTCTGGGTATTGCGGAGCCATGCGATTCATCTCAACACGCAACGCATTCTGATTGTCTTGTGTTGGTGCCAACGCGTTTTGGGTTTGCATGATGATATTCAATTTGGTCGGGCTCAGTTGATTGCGAGCTTGACCCAATGCCCTCAACACATCAAGGCGCTGGGAAGCAGGCACTTTCTTGAGCAATGTCTGAAAATCTTGGGAAGACTGGAAGCCTTTCTCAAGTTCTTTCAACACGTTTGCGCTCATCTTGTCTTTCAAGATGTTCAGCATCTCGTTTGTCAAAGTGACCTTGACGTCCAAGAAACTTGGCAAGCGGAACTTGGATTGGTTGGAATCCAAAATCAACTTCATGGCTTCTGCGCCAGCTTGGGTTTGACGCACCACGTTAGCATCGCGTTTCAACTCTGACTCAATGCCTTTGACCACACCCATCTGTTGCGGCGTCAGGACTTGACCAAGGTCATCGTACCGAGCCATGCCAGTGGACTTCTTAAGCAAAGCTGTCTCGCCACGACCCAACACGGTTGCAAATGGGCCTGCGCGTTCACCAACGCCAAGAGGTTGCTTCAACACATCTTGCATGGCACCCAAGACTTTGGCTTGATTGACTGGCGGCGACGCGGCGGCAAAGACTTGTTGCGCTTGCTGGTAACCAGGCAACGCTTGCTCGATTGTGTTTTTGACGCCCGTCAAATTCTTGACGATGAACTTGTTGTCTTTGTTGGCAATCAAGTCTTTGAGGTTGTCCAACACTGAGGACACTTGCTGCGCGTTTGTGCTGGCTTCCAAGCCGTTTTTGACTTGGTTCAACGCGGATACCAATTTTGCGTTGCCAGGGTTTGCAGTCAACAAGCTGTCGATCTGTTGGGTCAGAGGAAGCACATTGATGGCCGTAGTAGGCTGGGTAGCGGCGGTGTACAGCGGGCCGCTTACGTTGCCACGCATGGCCTCGGCAGACTGTAAGTTAGGCGTAACTGCTTGCAGGCGCGCCATGCGTTCAGCTTCTTGCGCTTGTTGTACAGACAGCGCGCGGCCTGGTGCAGTCTTGGATTCGACTGTTTGGCCAAGAAATTGAACTTGAGGTGATGTCACATCAGCCAACGCTTGGCGCACGGTCATGTTGGCTGGCGCGTTAGCCAACGCGTTTCGCGCGGCGTCTAAGTTTTGAGGCACCCTGCCGTCTTCGGTCAACGCGTTACGCACAATGTTGCCCGCACGTACCACCGAGCGTTGGCCAGTGACTGCGTCAACTACGTTGCCCGCGCCTTTTGCGCCCAGCGCCAAGCCATACCCCGCCGCCTTAGTAACTGGTGCCATTGGGTTGGTGTACAGCGCCGCCGTTTCAAAAGGCGCGGCGATCCTATCAAAGTTAGCGATTGCATTGGCTGTGGCCGCAGGAGAAGCGCCTGTTATCTTTGCCGCTACAGGGGCAACTGTGCGAGCGTAGCCTTTGATGGCGGCGGCACCGCCGCTAAACAACGCAGACAGATCAGACGCCGCGCCCACTGGATCGGTGGCCAAAGTGTTCTTTATGGCTTCAACATCACCGTAGCGTTCTTTGTACATGCCGCCAACAGCGTTGGCCGCGTCTATAGCGCGCTTGGCGGCTTTGGGGTCGGTTTCAAACTTATTGACAAAGTCAACCACAGGCTTGGGCAGCAAATTTTGCAACGCACCTGCGCCGACATCCAAAACGCCCGTCGCTGTTTGCGCGGGGTTTGTGATGGCGGTCAGCAAGCCTTGATAGAAGTTGGCCGCGCTTGATGGGAGGTTGGTTAATGCTTCACCTGGCACATCTGAAAACGACCGACGCTGCTTAGGTATACCGCCGCCACTAGACTCCAGTTCAAAGCCTGGAGGCAAAGCCATGCCAGCAGGCTGTTCTGCTGGAGGTGGCGCGGGCTGTTCAAGCACAAATCCTGGTGGTAAAGCCATTACCTACCTCCTACTGGTTTCCAAGTGACGCCGCCATCAGTAGACTGCCTGCGCTCGCCTGTTGTTGGATTGGTTGCATAGATGATCGCAGGCGACAACGAAGGCACCTTGACTGGTTCGGTTGAAAGGCCTGTCCCTTCAATCGCCGACTTAGGTATTTGTTTGGCGCGTGTGTTCCATGCTTCTGCACTGCGAGTAGCGGTTTGATGCTGAAGCGTGGCCAACCGAGTAAGCGTTTGCGGTGTGAGTTGAATTGTGCCGCCAGCAATGCCTTGCAAAAACTTAAGGTCTTTGTCAGTAAAGCCTTGACCAGTACCCAAGCCTGCACCTTTAATCGCATCCAAAGTGCTTTGGCCTGTAGCGGCGATAAGCGCCTCGGTATTGGCGATTTTTTCTTGATTGTTTGCGCCCACCACGTTCAACGCGCGCGCAATATTCAACTTGACATCAGCGACAGGGCCAGTGAACACATTGCCTTTGTTGACCAGATCAATGATCTGATTTGCGCTTGTGGCCAATTGAGGCGCTTTTCGGGCAGTTTTTAACAAATCTAGATCGTCGTCTGCAACATTCCCCGCAAATTTTTCACCATATTTTTTCTCAGTGCTAAGGCTAACAGGGACATTGACCGTGTTCGTAGTTTTGGGCGCTTGCAAAACTTTAAATTGTTCAAACGTGCCTTTAAACCCACCGCCCTCTGGCGTTTGAGCAAACTTGTACTCTTGCACCATGGTAGGAGGCAGTTTATCTTTGACGCGCTGCTCAAGCGACTTGGCCAAATCATGCTCGCCAATTGCATGGAGTTGATCGATCTTGCGATACGTTGCTTCTATTTCATTTGTTGCTGATGGCGTAACAGGGGCGGGTGCCATTGCGTTACGCGGCACAACAGGCTTATACATAGATGGAGACGCAAGCGCATTGACATCAAACGTGCCTGAACCTAACGCGCCAGGCGCGGGTGTGGGAACAGGGGAGGGAGCAGGCGCGCCGCCACCAAGAATCTTGGTGACTTGATTTTGACGTTCAAGTGCTTGCTTACCTTTGATTCCTATGTCTACAAAATGAGAAATGCCTGACTTAATCATTTCGTCAAAATTTGCATTCAAATCGCCAGATTTACCGTTGGCGATAAATGCTTCTTGCATTTCGGTCAAAGCATCGCGGTCGCGCTTTGCTTGATCTATTTGCATCCGCAAATTTTCTTGTGTCAACGCGCCCGTTTCCATTTGCTGTTTGCTGGCCAGCAACTGTTGCTCGTTAGCCGCCATCTGCTGTTGCGCCAACTGATTGCGTTGCGTTTCTTGCTGGCCAGCCATGATGTTGCCAGCAATATTGGCAGGCTGAAGTATTCCAAAATTAAGTGCCATGATGCAACCTTAAAAGTTAACCAAGCCAAACGGGTCAAAGTTTTGGGCAGTTCCACCTCTGCCGTATGTTTGACCGTACAACTTGGCGACGTCGCCATAAGCCGATGAGCGCGCTTGAGTGCCCGCCAACAACGCGTTGCCTCGATTGACACCCTGCTCCATGTACGCGTTGCCAATGTTGCCCGCCATGCTTTGGCCTGCGCTGCCCAATGTGTTAGCAGTGGTTTGCGCCATGCCAGTAAGAGACTGCAAAGGGTTCAAACGAGCAGCGCGTTCGGTCTGGTAACGATTGAAGGCGTTGGTGTACTCCTGTGACCCGTAGTCTTGGCCAAAGCGTTGCAACGCCTTGCCAGTGCCACCAGACAGCAAACCGCCGCGAGCCGCAGCAGATCGCTCCAATGCCTTTTGGCCTTCGCTCAGTCTAAACCCATAGCCTGGGTCAGCTTGGAATTGATTCATACCAAAATTTTGGTATCTGGATGCGTTGACAAGCTCTGGCAACGCGTTGACGCCAGCCTGATAGAAAGGCTGTTGCATTTCCAATTGTTTTTGATACTGCTCGCGCTGAAGGGCTATGGCGCGGTCGGTCGCTGCACCTGTGGTATCTGCGGCTGATTGAGCAGCTCTTGCTTGTTGGCTACCACCGATCAGGCTGGCCGCTGCGGGGATAATAAATGACCAAGGCATAATTTACTCCTGAAGGCTCAAGGCCAAGTTTTGCATTTGTTTGACGTTGCCAGGCTCAACCAGCACTTCATCGACTTCATTTTCATCAGTGCAATCGGTGGCGTGTACGCAATACCAAACCACATCTGTGAGCGATTTTATGCCGTGGTGTTTGCCTGCGGCGATGGTCAAACACGCGGGCGCGTGGACAACCGATTTAACGTCATCTACAACCATTTCTACTGATCCGCTGGCCAAGATGGACAGATGATCATGCTTGTGAACGTGCTGCACCAAAATGAACCCTGCGGGGATTCTGGTTTCTTTGGCGTACACGCCCGAGCTGAAATGGTGGTGGATCACGAAACTTCCCTTCCACTGACGCGCATGTTGATGGCGCTGGCTGTTCCAGCGATTGTCGAGATAAATCCGCCAGAAGGCAATATCTGTCCAACAAGTTCAGGGAAAAGGTACGTCTCAGACGCAGCCAAAGTGCGCTGTTTGACGATCAAGTTGTTGTTGCCTGCTGCATCTGTGGCCGTGACCAAGTTGATGCTGATCGTGGCTGATGAGCCGCTAAAGTTGGTCGCTGTGAATTTGTCGATGATTGTGGTGACGCCATTGGCAATATATTGCGTCGTCTGAGCTGCCTCAACAACTTTGGCTGGAACTAGATTTTTGGCGGTTACAGTCATTGAAGCACCTTTTTACATGACAACCCAGCGGGAACCTGACGAAACTGTCACTGATTGGCCGCTAGCAACGGTGATCGGCCCAGCCGATATGCCTGAATTTCCAGTGGCTATAGTGTAACTCGTTGACACAGTTTTGCTGTTGACTTGAATGCCGTTGCTAGAGACATGCACCGACGACGTAAATTCGCCCGTAGACGGCTTGTACAGCAGTTTTGCGTTGCTGGTATAGGCCGTTGACAAAGAGCCGCTGGTAGCCGCCGCAAACAAGGGATAGACGCTGGTGGATGTGGTTGTGTCGTTGGTGATCGTCGCCCCACTGCCCGTGGCCACCGCCCACACCGCCGTGGTGCCGTTGGACGTCAGAACGTAGTTATTCGCCCCAATGGCCAGCCTGGTGGCGCTGTTGGTGCCGTTTCCAATGATCAGATCGCCCGTGCTGGTGATGGGCGACAAGGCGTTAAACGCCGCGCTGGTGGTTGTCTGGCCTGTGCCGCCGTTGGCCACTGGCAAAGCCGTGCCTGAGTAGGTGATGGCCAAGGTGCCCGAGCTTGTGATGGGCGAGCCAGTGACCGACAAGAACGACGGCACCGTAGCGGCCACCGAAGTGACCGTGCCGCCAGGGTTGCTGGAGTTGATCGTCTGGTTTGGCCAAGTGCCCGTGATGGTCACGTTGGTGCCTGCAACCAGCGCGGGTGTGTTTGTGCCTGTGCCGCCGTTGGCCACGGCCACAACACCTGTCACATTGGACGCGGTGCCCGTGGTGTTTTGGTTGAATGTTGGCCAAGTAAATGCGCCCGTGCTGAAATCGCCCGACTGAGGTGTGCCAAGAATTGGCGTCACCAAAGTTGGGGAAGTGGCAAACACCAGCGCGCCTGAGCCTGTTTCGTCTGTGACCGCCGTCGCCAAATTGGCGCTGGTTGGTGTGGCCAAGAAAGTCGCAACGCCAGTGCCCAAACCAGTGATTGACCCCACCGCAGGCGTGACCGTAGTGTTTGTGACGCTGGTGACTTGACCTTGGGCATTTGTTGCAAAGACAGGAATCTGCGTTGCCGAACCGTAAGTGCCCGCCGTGCCAATGTTTGTGATCGAAAACTGATTGGTGATCAGGGATAGCCCTGTACCAGCAGTGTAAGTTTGCACCGCAGCAAACTCAATAAACACCAGCGCCGTGGTGCCCACGGTAATTGGCAACGGAGTTTGCTGAACCCAAGATGTGTTGCCGTTGGTTGTGCCTGACAGCACCAAAAGCAAATCGCCAACGTCGATCTCATTGATGCCAGTGCCGCTGGTGTCGTAATCAGTGGCACGGGTCAAAATGTAGGGTAGCGATGCAGTGCCTGCTTGGGTCAGTGTGTACACACCGTTGTTTGCGCCCGCAGATTCATCTTTGACCAAGATGCGCTTGCCAACATCGCCCGCAACGAATGTGTACCCGTCAATTGTCAGCGTACCGTTGGCATTAGCCGTCAGGGTTGCGCCGACACCACTTGACCCGTTGTTGTATGTGTTGGCTGGTAAAGCCGCCGTGGTTGCGTAATTACACGCCGCATGGAAGTTGATTCCCGTGGCAATGCTGTCTGCGTAGGATTTGTTGACAATATCGTTGCTGGACGACGGCGCGGTTGTGATCGTGCCTGTCGTCAACGCAATTGATGTGATGTCAGTGTTTGCCCCGCTGGCCGCCGCGCCCAAAGATGTGCGGCCTGTAGACGCTACCAAGTTGGTCGCACCGCCATCCCATTGCAGCCGCTCAGAGTACGCGGTGTCCCATTGTGTTTGGCTGGCGTTTGTCGGGATTGAGTACCCGCTGGCGTAAGTGAGCGCCAAAGTGCCCGACGTTGTGATTGGGTTGCCCGCAATCGACAGCCCTGTAGGCACCGTCATGTCTACAAAGGTGACTGTGCCTGAGCCACCAGTAGATGGCGTGAAAGGCGGCGCAAGTTGCAGATCATCCAAAGATGTCTGGTTGTTGCCGCCGCCAGTCAAGTTGAAAATGTTGAGGAAAAACCGATACCACTCACGCGACATCAAGCCTGTCCTGGGGTCGATAAATTCGACCCGCGCAGACGGCAGATTCGTTATATTGAGTAACTCAGGCATTGGTCGGGCTCAGAATCAATTCAGCGCCCATGATGGCCACTTTCACTGGGTCAGTACCCGACACCTCATAAACCCTATCGCGTAGCTTGAGCGTCATACCCAAGCGACGCCAAAAGACGCGCTGGTAGTACGCGCCGATTTTGCCCATCGGTGCCCAATGCTCGTTTGACCATGTGTGACCGCCATCATCTGACCAACGCAACATGACTTGTGGGTCGCTTCCTTGGCCTGTGGCCAAACCAGTGCCTGACTCACAGTTCAATTGCAATGTGTGGTGCGCGGTGCGCTTCAAGTTGTTTTGCCCGCTGGGCAACGCGCGCCATGAACGCAACCATTTTTGAACACCGCCGTTGTCAGCATAGACGTTCAGGCTCATCTTGTAGATGTTGCCGTTTTCAAAATCGCCGACAATTGTGTTGCCGCCAAAATTACATTGGCAGTTAGACCGATGACGGATAAAAGAGCCATTGTCCCAGCCAGCGCGCTCATGCCAAGCCTGAGTGGCCACGTCGTACACCCATGTGGCGTTGGCGCTGGGAAACGTCAGCACATAGAAAGCATGGCCTTCTTGCTGGTATGTGTACGCCACGGCATCTGAAATGTTGCCGTATTGGGCAATCGCGTATTCAATTGCGTGCGTGGAAATCCTAACGCCTGTGTAGCCGTTGGCACGGTAGACGATACCTTGGCCACGGGCGTCGGTGCCCAGCCAAAACAAGCCGTTGTCCAGCTTGGCCACAGAGAACGCGGCCACGCAACCAATCTCATTGAACGCGCCTTGAATGCGAGTCAAGGGAAAGTCGGCCAAGCCAGCGTCGTACCAGACTTCAATTGAGTCGGTGCCAAACAACCATGCTTCGCGGTGATCCACATTGATGGCCACCAAACCGTCGGGCGAACCCTCGGCGCTGGCAAAATCCAACGGGTCAACAGACAAGCCATCAAGCAATTGGGTCACCCAGACTTTTTGGCTGTAGGGTTCGTTGAACACAAAGTAACCGTCCAAATAGCCGACAGTCACAGCGCCTGGAAAGTCAGGGTCGGTGATTTGTTGGAACACATCGGTGACTTCGTTGTAGATGTAACTGTCTGGGTTGCAGGCAAAAAATATCTGGGTGCCGTTATCTGCAATCGACACGGGGCCAGTGCCCGTCACGCTACCAAGAAATCTTGGCACACCAGTCATGCTGTTGAGTTTGTACACCTCGTTGCCAGACACCACGTAGAAGTCTGAGCCGTTGGTTTGGTGTGCCCAAAGAGCCCGAATAGGCCCGTTGCCAACGGTTTGCAAAAGCTCAAGCCCAGGGCACCGCGTCAAAAACGCAGCGGTCTGACCGCCGTCTGGCGTGGCCTCTGGGTACAGGTTGACCATGCGATTGTCGGCAGCGTTGATGCTGCGCGCGACATAGCTGGAGCCAAGAATTGGCGACTGCATCAGTAGTTACCAGCGTAGATGTTGAAGCGCTGGCGTGTGGCCACAATCGCATAAGGCATGGACATCACATCGTCAGGGTTGTTGATGCGCTTCAAGTTGCGCTTGGATGTCATCGCAATACGTTGCACTTGTGGGCTGGGCTCCACGCCAAACTCAGGCGCGATCTCCATGGCCAAGTTGTATGTGAACGCGCGCAAATAGCCTGGTGGAAACAGGATGTCGGTCACCAAAGTGGCAGGCTGCGTCAGCTCTTCAACCGAAATGAAATGCCACTCCAAATCCCGTGTGGGTTTGGGGTAGATATACATTTCAATGTCGGGGTAGGTCATGTTGACAAAAATGACCTGTGGATAAGTGGACGTTACAGTTTTGACTGCAATGCCGTCGTACTGTTGTTGGTTGATGAACTTGATGCCAAACGACACATTGGTACCTGGGTCGCGGTAGTAGGTAGCATCGTCCAACAAAACAGGGCGCAACCCCACAAAATTACCTGATGGGCCAAGTGTGCGGCTAATTTCGCCCGCAGGCCACGTAAAAATTTGGTCTTGAGTGCTGAAAACAGCTAGGCGCTCGGTGTTCCACGAATCAATCATTTGATTCAACGCCATCAAAGCGTCTTGGGACACGGACGCAGAAGGTGTTTCACCTTCGGCCAACACGCCAAGCAATCGCAACGCTCTGTTAATTTGATCGCCAGCAGTGTATGTGGCCATGTTTATGCTCCTTGTTCGACCGCCTCTACAGTAGGTCGGCCACGACGACGTTTAACTTCCAGTTCGTTGACGACAGGAGCCGCCTCAACAGGCGTGTCTAAAGTATAGCGCACCCAGCCATTTTTTTCATCTTCCTCAGCTTCAAGCTCCATGGTGGCGACCTTGGCACCGTGAACGGGATGGGACATGTAAATGTTAGGCATAAATTAAGAAGGGGCTGTTTAGGCCCCTAAGTTGGTTTACTGATTGTGAATCAACGCAAAGTTGATAACTACAGCCTCTGACAGCGAGCCGCCAGAAATGTTACGCAAAGTGATGGTTGCGGAGCCTGCGGACAAGCTTGACACCCAACAGTTATACGCACCAGATGTAGCGCCAGCGCCGACGTTTAAAATCAAAATGTCATTTGCGGAAATGAAAGAGTTAGTCAACGTGAAAGTCACGTTGGTAACGCTTGCCAAAGCCGCGTTGTTCATTGTGATTTGACCAGCAGACTTGTTCAAAGTCACGCCAGTTGATTTACTTGTGGCTTGCGTCACAGTACCTTGGGCATCAGTTGTATAGCCCAATTGCTCACCTGACAACACATATTGTGAGCCGATGATGTCTTGGTCTGTATACGCAACGCCAATTGGTTTGGTATTTGACATGTTTTTTCCTTTAAAAATAGGGGCCGAAGCCCCTATTTAGGTTTAGCCAGCGATGCGGTAAAACACGTATGTTGCGTCGCCAGTTTTGCGAACGCGCCAAATGCAGGCAGAGTTTGCAGCAACAGCAGCCACACCAACCAAGGTGCAACCAGTGTTAGCAGTAACAGTAGCGGCGTTTGTGCCACCAATGTTTATGATTGAAAAATCAAAACAACTGTTGACTTTCATGCTGCTGAAATCAGCGTCCAAAGATGTGCCCAAGGGCACGGTCAAAGCGGCGGCAGCACCGTTGTAGGTGATGATGCCTGTTGCCAATTCAGCAGTGGTCAAGGTGGCTGCTGCTGTTTTAGCAGTAGGAGCCACTTGAGTTGTCATGTTGATTTCGTTTACGTTGCCGTCACCAAGTTGGTAACCGCCTGCGCCGTTAGGTAATGCCATGATGAAATTCCTTAAAAAAGATTGAACAATGAAAGGGGCCGAAGCCCCGTTTCAATTTAGCCCCAGATGCGGCAGCCCATTTGTGGACGGATGGTGCTGTAGCCATACAACACGTCAATACGGCAAGGCATACGGTCGTTGTTGATGTCGTACTGACGAACAACGCGCAAGCTGATACCGTTATGGACAGCGCGAGCAGCCATGTCAACGCCTTGGGGCAACAACAAGTCGGCGGTCGCAAAAGTGATCGCGTCTTTGTGATAGACCAAGTTTTGAGCGTACTGGCTAGACGCAGCGCCCACAAACACCACGGCCTTGCTGTTAGCAGGCAGTGAAGTCATGGTAGCCAAAGCGTGGCTGGCAGAGTACATAGGGGCCACGGTCACAGTAGCAGTTGTGGTGCTGGTAGAAGAAGCCAAAGCCACGAACTGGAACAATGAGCCAGTGGATTCACGGGTTTGTGGGTTCACTGCATAGACGTCAGCGATGGTGAACACGTCACCAACAGCGATGGTTTCGCCAGAACCGACAGTCAATGTCAGAGTGGAAGAACCTTCGGAAGTCACAGCAGCGCCAGTGGTGTTGCCAGTGGCAGCGCGTGTGCCAGTGGTGTGTTGCTTGATTGACTGAGACATGTTGACTTCGTCAAAGCCCAACACGCCAGTGCCCATCATGCCGTTCTTGAACTGCTTGCTGATGGTGTCGGTGGGGTTGAACAAGCCTTTCATGCCTTCAACCAAACCAGCGTTAGCGGCGGGGTTGACGGTAGCGTAACGTGGTGACATCACGGCAGCGTTTTCGTTCAGCTTCTGTTGGGCTTGCAACAAGACCAAAGAAGTAGAAGGAGTGGTACCAGGGGTGCCAACGGAGTTACCGATGTACTTGTACGCGTTGGCGACGTCAGCATCAATGCTGGAGGCCAATTGGCTGATACGAGGCTTCAACACACGCTCTGCGAAGTCGTCCAATTGCATGGTCAATTCAGCAGATGTGAAGTTCACGCCGATGTGCTTTTGTGAAGCAACGGTCAAAGTGGTGAACTGTTCGTTGTCGTCCTGAACTTGCAGGGCGGCACCGTCGGTCACCAGAGCGCGGTCGGGCAG